CGATCATTCCATGTAATTGGTGTTGACTGGGATAAGTATGGAGCAGGTACTAATATAGTCGTTTTAGAGGTCTGCGCTGACAACTATGAGGACCCAAGATTTAGGGGTAAAGTAAGACTGTACTATCGAGAAGAAATTAGTAAGTCTGAATACACGCTCACGCGCGCGGTAGATAGAATCATCGAACTTAATCAAATTTTTAATCCCAAACATATATATGTTGACCGTGGATATGGAGAAGTCCAAGTAGAACTATTAAGAAAATACGGCGTCGAAAATCCATCTTCAAAAATGAAAGAAAGAGTTAAGGGCATTGGATTTGGGGAGTCCATAGAAGTTCGAGATCCTTATACTAAATTAATGATTAAGAAAGAAATGAAACCTTATATGGTCGATAATCTTCGTCAGTATTTAGAGCGCGAAGATATACTATTTTCAGAAGATGATGAAGAAATGTATCTTCAATTAATTTCATATGTAGTTGTTAGAATGACCAGTAGTGGTAGACCAGTCTTTGAAGCTGGTGGATCAGCTGTAGACCACGCCCATGACGCCCTAATGCTGTCGCTGTTGGCTGTCACCCAAAACTATGGGGAATTTGCTAGAACCAATTATGCAGACAAGACTCAATCATTTTCCAATGAGTTTTTTATGACTAAACCTGGTACTAAAGATGATGAAGAAGAGAAGAATCCCAGTAGTTTTATTACTGGAAGAGTTCAAGCTTTATCCACTGGGATGAGTCGCAAGAAGAATTCCAGTAGTCGAATCTCTAGAAAGATGTTTTAAGGATTATTATGTCTATAAACAATATCCAAAATTACTCAACTGACTCCAAAGAAATATATGCAGATTATAAATTTGGCGACACTTTTTACAGAGACAAAACTGCTACAAATGAAAGGCCACCAGGTTTAGCAGCAATTCTTCCGAACGCTTCAGACTATAACTTTAGAACTGATTATTTTATTCCGTTAAGTTCTGTTAAGCAGCAGATATTAAATTCTGAAAATATGTTAGTCGGCACTAAAAATAATATAGAAAATAATTTATTAAGAAAAATATATATTAATCCATATCTTGATCCAGATCTTGAAGAATCCCACTTTAGAATTTGGAACGAAGCATCGCCCCTAATGGATATCCCAGATAAAAAAGAAGAAACTGTTTTTCGCACAACTGAATTCATAGAAGATGACCAGATGAGCATCATGCCGATTATTAATAACCCAGACACAGCAACAAAAGATAATCCACCAGGATATATATGTTTCGACGAATATTTATTTGCCGAAAGACACGCATCTACAGCAGGAAGAAGATTAGTTAATGAATATGATCAAGCCGTAACTCAAGCAACATTCTCATATTTTTATCAATTAAGAAAATTATTAAACTTATTTTTAAATGAAATTAGTTATATTAAAAATTCACTACTACTTGATTTTGGGGATGAATATGAAAATCCAACACAGCAGCAAATCGCGTTACAATATGACACATGGGGGAAAATCGCAGTACACTATTCGCAACGGATTGCAAAAACAATCGTTTCAAAGCCAGCAGAAATACCCGATGCCGAACTGGATAAGATATCTAAAAAACAAGCCGCTCAATTCCAAGCTTTTTTTGCGATTAGATTAAACGCAGTCGACGCTGAAATTAATGATCAAATAGCCTCACTAAAAAGAGATTTAGTAGATAATTGTGAAATATTTTATAATAGATTTATTAGTCCGTCATTAAGAATATCTAAGGATATATCCAATCCGTTAGAATTTGATTTTTTAACAACCAGATTTTCTAAAGATAATCCAATGTTATCCGGAGAGTTAGTAGTCGCTACAAATCTGATAAAAGGAAACTTTGCCTCTATCCATGCGGACTGTATGCAGAGATTTGAAATGATGTCTGCACGCGTAGATTCCATGATGTCTTTAATTCACGAAAAAAGAAAGTACGCAAACTATATTTCTCAATTAGGAAACAAATCTGTCCAAAAAAGACAAGTTTTAAAAACAGTAGAAAATGATATTTATTCTGCATTATTTAGAAATATTTATACTAATACCAATAGAAATAATACATTCCTATCTAGTCATTCGCGACTTGATGGATTATTAGATAATGATCATCCTCAGTATTTATTAAAAGATAAAGGAAATATTACTGGAGATATATTCGTAGAAGAAGGAATTACTATAGATGGAGTTGACCTAAGTGAGCACGCGCACACGGGATCAGATGGTTCTCATCGAATTAAGTCTACAGATATCGATTATGATAATATTAGAATTCAAAATACAACTGACGCAATATATGCCATCAAGCCTTTATCTGTAACAGTTGATGGATTTGTGTCTGATATAATTCCTGGCGGAATTCCAGTATTTGATACAATTATTTCTATTGAAGTAGATGACATTACATTGAATACTCATGAATATGAAATTTTATATACGGAAGTAATTTAATATGACATGGTTTAAATATTTTAAACAAGGAGAATCCACAGCTTATTCTTATCCGCTCGTCAAAAGAACTATTAACAAGTTCACGCCTAATGATAAAATATTAAAAGATACATGGCTATTCATAGATGTAACTGATCTGGAAATAGAAAAATATTATAATAGTTCTTTAGATCTTTTAAACGACCATTCTTCATATCTAGTAGTTTATGAAACTATTGGGTCAGACTCTGAATTTACTCCAGTAAATAATATCATTAATAATAATACGTTGTATTTTCAAGCTGCAGAAGATCATGCCGCAGATATAGAAACAATAAGTCAATATAGTATATATTACAAAACTGGAAACTTACGATACATTAAATTATTTAACTCTGAAGATTACCAAGTTACTTCAGCAGAACAAGCTGAATTTAATTCAGCATTCTCTCAAGTAGATGTAACTGATTATGATGTAGTCGCTGGCTCGGAATCATCCTATAACTTTTCATTCATAAATTCAAACCTCGATTGGGATAACGGGCTTGCCTCAAATCCAGGCGCAAAATTGTACTTTACTTTTACGGGACCAAGTATTCAGATATATGGAAATAAAGGACCAGATTACGGTAAATTTAAATTTAAATTAACCGGTTTACAAAATACACAATTTCCCAATATGGAATTAGAGCTTGACTGGACAACTGTAGATTGTTATAATTCAGCGTCGCAACAAAATGTTCTTTTATATGAAAATAATGATTTAAATTATCGAGATTATAATTTAGAACTTCAAACAATTGCCGATAAAAATATTATATCCTCTGGGAATAACGTTAAAATATCTTCTTATTCTTTTAGTTATAATTTATACTTAACTATTGGCAAAGAAGAAATTAGTGATCAAGCAGTTTTTGTATCTATAGGTGGAATCAGATAACATGGCTATTATAAAAAAGAAAATAGAAAATTTAAAGCCTGGAAAAGAATATGTTCTTACCGTCAGGGCTAAAAACTCTGATTTAAATGTTCTTTCTGATTATTCCGATACCATTAGATTTCAAGTTCCAACCGACACAACAACACCTTCTGCATTAACTAGTCTTCAACTTTTTGCTGGCTTAGAAAATGTTATGTTTGTTTTTGATTATAGCCAAGACTTAGATATAAGTAGATATGAATATGAATTATATCAAAATTCTGATATGTCTGATGAAACTGGTCCATTAACTGGCTTCGCTGACGCCAATGTTTTCACTGTCAGAGTAAGTAATCTTCAATTAGAGGAAGAATATGATCCAGATGAGGGGCTTTTGCCTTTTTGGGGTAGAGCAAGAACTATCGACACAACCGGGAATGTAGGACCATGGACTTCATTAGTTCAAACTGATCCACACACTCCTTTAATTGATAACCAATATATTGGATCTTTAACCGTTTCAAAATTAACTGCTGGAACAATTGGATCACATACCATTAATCTTCTTGGAGCAAATTCAATTATCCAGTCCACTACTTATAGTGACACTTTTGGATTACAAGGGTGGCAGATTAAAGGAGATGGTAGTTTTAGTTTAGGTGGACCAGATGGTATTACGTATGACAATGACAGTATAACAATTGGATCTGATGTTCAGGTCCAAGCAAACTTAGCTGCAGATAGTATCAGTGTGGGTTCAGGCGGAAACCTGTTAAATATTAATGACTCCATAAATGCTGGTGCAGGTGGAATGACACTGGGCTCTGGAGGATTCAACTATTGGTACACCAACGGACAGTTCAGAACTGGAAATGCGACTAATTTTGTTTCATGGAATGGTACAGCTCTATCTATAAGAGGAACCTTGCAGTTTGCAGATGGAACAACTCCTGGGACATTTGATAACGGAGATCCGATTACTGGTGGAACAATTGCAGGACTAACTATAGCCCCTACAAAGATATACTTTGGAACAGGAACTTTTAATAATGCGAACACAGCATTCTATGTTGACAACGCTGGTCAATTTTCCTTAAAAGATCAATTGAGTTGGAATGGAAATACTCTAACTATTGGCGGTACTGCAGCAACAAGTTTAATTACTGGGGCACAAGTAAACTCTAACGTAACCTCGATTAGTGGTGGAGTTATTACTACTGGAACAATCAATCTAGGTACTGTAAATGTTCAAACTGGATCGAGTGGAGCAAGACTGCAAATAAATTCAACAGGAATAAAAGCATTTAATGCCGCAGGAACGAATACTGTTTCAATAGGTTCAGATGGGGTAGCATCTTTTACTGGAGTAATATCTGCATCATCTGGATCAATAGGTGGCTGGAGCATAGGAACAGGAACAGATTCACTAGCAGCTTTTCCTGGTAGTATTTTTGTGCAAAGTGGAGGAAATTTGGCACTTATGTCTCCAAGTGGAATAGCTTGGTTTAGTGGTGGAGTTGTTACACCAACTATCAGTGGCTTTACCACTGGCGTGACAACTAATGGCGGAGCTTTAAATACTATGATTCTAAGAAATATCAAGTATAGTATGCCTGGTCAGGCTAATAACGGAAGGCCAACTGATGGCGCTATTGGAGATATATATCTTTCTTAGGACTTTATTATGACTATACAAATTAAAACAGGACCTGGAGCCAACGATTGGACAACTGTAACTAATCTACAAATTAAAACAGGAGCTGGAGCTAATGATTGGGCAAGTGTTAATAAAGGAGAGATTAAAACTGGTGCGGGACCAAATGATTGGTCAACTTTTTATTCAAGAATAACAAATAACACTCCTCCAGCGTTTAGCTTTGTAAGTGCAACTCCGACTTCTGTTACTGTTAGAGTCATAGCATCAGGTTCTGATAACAAAGAAGTTTATGCGTATAGAACAAGTAACCCAGGAAACTTTCAGAGTAGCCCAGTTGATCCAACAACCAGCGCAATAAATCAAACATTTACTTTTTCTGATCTAAGTCCAGGAACGTCCTATAACTTTTCTAGTTACATCGCATTCTATGACGCAGAGGGAACTTTCATAGGATTTAGTGCGGTATCAACACTCAATGCCTCAACAGCATCCTATTCAAAAACAACTCCAACAACACCAATAAATACAGGAACAATCAGTTCCACAAAACTGTCATTTTCATCAAGCTCTAGCTCCAACTATTCAACTAACGGAGTTGCAGCATATATTCGATTTGAAATATGGACAGAAAACGGAAGTGCACCGGTACAAGTACTTAATAGTAGTATTCTTCCCCTAGATAATACAACTGCTTCTAGAACAGTCCAATTTACTGGCTTGACGCCGAACACTCCATACTATTGTCGTGCAAGAACTTACTATGGATCGCCAGTAGACTCTTCTAGTACTTATAGTTCTTTTTCTAGTGCAACAAGCACGTATCCACTTCATATTGCAACCATACCGTTTAGGATTGATCTATATACTTGGGATACCAATTTAGCCATACTTACTGATATTAATGCGTATAATAACGGTAATGCAAAAATTCAGTGGGAATGGCAATATAGATCACGTGGTACTTTATCTTGGTTGGGAACTACTACATTCTTTGGAACTGAAGTTGTTACCGGAACTAGTACAAGTTATTATGGACAAAATTTCTCCGTAGTTCAAACAAGAGAATACCGATTTAGAGCAAGAGTATATTATTCTGACCTTGGGATATATGGGCCATGGAGTAATAATGGACAGTACACTGAAGCAATAAGAGGAAAAACATGGACTACTAAAACTACTGGCTGGATATCAGCCAGTAGTACAACATCGAGTTCTAACGCCTCAGGATATTCTTCTTCCATGGGTTCAGATGGGAATCAAGGTTCTATATGGTTTTCTTATCCATATCGTAATGTATCTGGAACTGCTACGGAGTTTAAAGTAATAACAGCCTTTGCGCGCACTGCCTATTATGCCCAAAACCTTTACTTTTTAGACTCCAATCACGCAATTTCATCCTCATACCCATCAATTACTACGACAGTAACTAGCTTGAGATATGGCATTTCTTCTATAGCAAGAAGTACCGCGTACTCACCATATGTCATACTGGCTTTAGAGTCAGATTCAAGATGTATTCTACAATACGCAGATGAGGTTACCGTTGTAAGTAGCAGTAATAGCGCTTTTAATCAACGATACTTTGTGATGTCGTCTTCTGGATCAACGGTATTTTTAGCACCAAGAGGAACAACGCCAGCTAACAATACTAACTCTTTTGGTGGCACCTTATTTGTTTACAAAACAGCTGGTAATGATGTTAGCGTTTTTGGTGGAACTAGTAATTATACATCAGCGGCAGATAACTACTTTACACAAACCGATGGTGAATATGGAGCTGATGTTCCACTCTGTGTGGCATCAGGATCTGCGACATATACGATTCCTACAACTACCAAAGTATCATCCAGAGTGACAGAATCATTCTCGGCAAACTTTACTCCGTCATTACCCGATGGTCATAGGAATGCAAAACTATATAAGTTCTCCATTAGGGTTGGCCCTACTGGTTCACCTCGAATATCTAGTCTCGTTGTTGATGGAATCAATTATACACAATATGGTGATATAAATAATCTGTCGGCATATCAGACATATATAGTAACTCCAGATGTGCTAAACTCTCCACCGTATAATATATCTTTCGATATAGATTCAGCTCTTTATTCGGGCGATAATCTATACTATGCTACAGTAACAGAAGTGCAACTACAAGCAACCTATGAAACATTGGATGATTAAAAAAAAATGAAATATGTAACGTTTTGTCAATATAAGAATAATATAAATATATACGAAACTTTAGGTACCCTTTTCCCGTCTAGTGATAAAGCATTTTTTTTACTTAATTCTTATTTTGGTCAATTATCTATTTCCAAAGTTGATGATGATTTTGATTTTTCAAATTTGACAGAAGAATCAATTAACTTTTTTAATATTAAAATTCATTCAATTGAAGAACTAAAAGAATTTGTAAATAATAATTCCGATTATTCATTAGAAGTTATGAATGGACGTAGGGATATATTCGACACAAGTACGCCCCCTCCGTTTGATGAATCAACTGAACATTAAGGTGTAATTTATGAAATATATTACTTTTTTAAAAGAAAATCAAGCGATTAATATTTACGACGTTTTAAAAAAATACATTCCTTCTTCTGATCAAATTATACTCGAAACGCATGAAGGGATAAGTGTGTCTCAAGTTGATGACAATTTTAAGATTTCTAATTTAAAAAAGGAATCAATTAATTTTTTTAATATTAAAATTTATACTTTAAAACAATTAATCACATTTCTTAATAGTCAAGCCGGGATTCAAGCAAAAGCTATAGGGGAAAATTCAGATATTTTAACAATATCACATTCCTCTTTTGATGATTTAGTGGATAATAAAGACCAAGAAAAGCAACCGTATAATAACTGGGTCTGGAATAAAGATATGAATTGTTGGAGACCTCCAGTTGAGGAACCAAAGCTTTCAGTAGAGTTCACTTATTCATGGAATCAAAATAGACTTAACTGGGATATTGAATTAAGAAATCCATGCGAAAGAAAATATAGAGGCTTCCTATTGTGGAGAGCAGTTCCAACATATAGTGAAAGTTTTTATGGTGATGTTTGCTCTAATAATAATTATATGATTAAAAGTTTTGAAGACATAACTCATGGAACAATGGATTTTATGTCTAAAACAATTTCTAATCATGGAATACAAAGACTAGATGATAATCCCTTAGGTAAATTTAAGATTGTAACTAGACATGAAACAGTTTTAGATTTAGCACCACATGCAATTATCACATACGATGAAATTGATCAAGATTACATAGACCAATTTTCTAAAGAAGATTCAAAAAGTCTTTGGGCCATACACCCGCAGTGTATAGGCTCTACCTTGGAAGAATTGCTTAGACTTATCATAGAATGGGGTCTAGCGTATTTGGAGTTTGGCAATAGGGAACCAATAGCAGTGATTAGCGATAGGGTGCTCAGAGCGATTCAAATGCCCTTAGAAGTGAGAAATGCTTTACTAGAGATACCTGCACAAACGGTAGAAAAGTATATCAAGAATGATTCCACACTACTTATTAAAGATCAAGAGGATCCGATAGTGCCAGAATTCGTTAAACATTGGATTATGGAAATGTATCGAACATATTCTAAAAGACTAAATGATCAAGAAGTATACGTAAATACTCTGCTAGACTCCTATCCAATGTGATATAATAATTGTTTAGAATTTTGACGAAAGGTAAATATGGACGATTTAGATATTAACATTCTAGTTCAAACATTCAGCGAAAAAATTGGCCAGTTAACAACCGATTTGGTCATAAAAGAGGCAACGATTAAGCAGCTGAACATCAAAGTCGCAAACTTAATCGCTGCAATGCAACCAGGTAAAACAGAAAAAACAATTAAACAAACAAAAACAGACAACTTTGAGTGAGGTAAATAAAATGTCAGAAGAAACAACTGAAATAATTGAAGAAATTCAAACAACTGAGCCAGTAGAAGCTAAGGAATTTTCAATTGAAATTAAGATTTCAAATGCAAATCTCCAGTACAGAAGCGATTTTAATGAAGCAGAGACAATTTTTTGGATTGAAGCTGTTAAAAATATCATTATGAAAAACGCTTTTGATAAAGCTAATCTCGACGTTAACTGATTAACTTATAAAAAAACACCACTTTAGCTACTATTATATATAGTTTTCATATTGGAGAGATACATGGCAGTCTTTGACTATTTGCCGTTTAGGCAAGTTGATAAAAATAATAATTTTACAGCCAAAGCACTAGATGGCGAAGAAATCAAATCAGTTAGTAGATCGATGAAAGTCGCATCGTTAGCTCTCGGTTTTCAAGGTAATACTTATTTTTATAGCAAAAGATCTACATTCGAACCTTCTCCGTATGATTTCCATAGAATCATGCAGGCAGCTGACACCGATTCATATGTAAAGCAGGCTTTAAATAAATATAAAGAGTTATTCTGGAAAGAAAATTGGAAAATTGTAGGTGAAAATCCTGAAGCAATTTCCTACTTATATCAAAGAATAGATTATATGGAATTGGCAATGAAGCGCCCTTTCTTAGATTTTCTAATAGAAGTCACAGATCATCTCTTTAAATATGGGAACGCATTCATTGTTAAGGCACGTGGAGACATATCAGAATACTTTCCAAGTCCTTTAGAGGGAGTCAATGCTAGTCAGCCTGTTGTTGGTTATTACTTAATACCTACTGAGCAAGTAAGGATTTTAAGAGATAGACACAATAGACCACAGAAGTATGAACAGAGCACAGATCCGCTGACGTATATGCCATCAGATCGTGACCCTGTATGGAGCGCAGACAAAGTCATTCATGTCTATATCGACAAGAAAACTGGCAGAGCATTTGGGACGCCATTCATAGAATCGGCCTTGGATGACATTGTCGCTCTTCGACAAATCGAAGAGGATATTCAAAACCTGGTTCATAGAGAACTATTCCCATTGTACAAGTACACCATAGGAACTGCAGATCAACCAGCAGAACCTCATGAGATAAGCACCGCTGGCCAAGAATTAGAAAATCTTAGAGCAGAAGGTGGATTGATTTTACCTTTCCGTCACAACATAGAAGTTATCGGGGCTGCCAATACCGCACTCGATGCATCTAAGTATCTTGATCATTTTAAGGAAAGAGTATCTGTTGGATTGGGTGTTGCGCCTCATCACCTTGGTATGTCAATGGGCGGCGGTAACAGATCAATGACAGATAGATTGGATACAGCTCTTTACGACAAGGTCAAGCAATATCAAAAGCTTTTCTCTGAAATGGTAAGAGTACATTTGTTTAATGAGCTTTTACTTGAAGGTGGATTTGACCCTATGACTAATCCACTTGAAAGTGATGCGTCAGATCGTTGTTACTTTAAGTTCAACGAAATAGATGTTGATACTCAAGTTAAAAAAGAAACTCATACTATTCAAAAGTTTACAAGTAATTTAATAGGACTGTCAGAAGCTAGAATGGAATTAGGCATGGACGCCGATCACGATCCAAAAGATTTCTATGCAGCTATTCAATCACAAATTCAAATAAATGCGAATAAAAAACAAACAGAACTAAGTGCTTCACTGAAGTCTAAAGACGCCACTATGAACGCCGACAAACAAGAGCCAGCACAAAAAGGTCAAACAAATCTTCCTAATAAAAGAAAAGGTGCGGGTAATGTAATTCGCCCGACTAATCAGCAGGGAAGAAGCAGCTCAGCAAATATTAGAAGATCAGATAACGCTTGGTTGACACTAGTTGAAAATGCGCTTGAATCAGAGTATACTATAGTTTATACAAATGATGAAAAGGATGAAATCAATGTCGAACAAAATGATAATAAATAATGAAAAATTATCCCAATACCTAGGAACAGAAGACGCTGTTAAGGGCCTTCAAAAGGTCGTAGATAATGGTCAAACTAGATTAGCTCTTGAAGTAATTTTCGATATCATTACCCAGCTAATTGATAGAATCGATACACTTGAAGAGATTGTATCCACTAAAGAAGATCTATCTCCTGAGCCCGCGCCTACACCCGCGCCCGCGCCCGCGCAAGAGAAACCAATTACGAAGGCAAAAGAAACTACCACTGAAATATCAGAGGAAGAAAAGAAATAATTCATGAAACTCTTAATTGGGACTCCAATGTACAAGAGATCATGGATTCTTCCACATTGGATACGTTGCCTGATAAACCAATCAGTTAATTTCAAGGAAATTGGTTTTGTTTTTGAAGTTTCTCCAGATGATAAAGAAACAATAGCTTCATTAGAAGCTTGGAAAAGATTCGATAAAAATATACCTTACTTTGAAATTAAGGTAAGAGAAGATATTCCTCATTTTGAACATTCAAACAATGGAAGACAATGGAATATATCTAAGTATGTAAATATGGTTTCTTTGAGAAACTCTCTATTGCAAACAGTTAGAGATATCCAACCAGATTATTATTTTAGTTTAGATTCAGATATTCTATTAACAAATCCAAATACAATAGAACTATTAATAGCTCATATTAAAGCTGGAGCAGATGCAGTTAATCCACTCATGTTTATGACGCCAATTGGAACACTATATCCGAGCGTCATGGACTGGAGACAGGATGATACATCAAAAGCTTATAGAAAAGAAAAATATGAACTTGGAACATATTTTCAATCAGATGTAATAATGGCTGCAAAAATGATGAGTAAAGATGTATACAACAACATCTCTTACGATGTTCATCAACAGGGTGAAGATGTCGGCTGGTCACTAGCTTGCAAAAAAGAAAATTTTAAGCTATACTGTGCATCGTATATTTACGCTCCACATATTATGTCAGAAGTATTTTATCAGTCATTTCTCCAAAACGGAGATAATAGATATGAATCTTTATCAGACAACTATGCTAAAGTCTGATATATTCATATAAATTTGTTTAATGTTATAAAAATAAACTTACTATATAAAAAAGAATTATACATCAATAGGTGATTTACATGTCATTTGACTTTATAGAAAATTTTACATTAGAACTTCCTGACTTCTCTAAGTCGGATATCAATTTTTCAGAGTCATTTAATTCAAAGCACGGTTTAATAATAGAAGTCGCTGCAATCCATGAGGGTCTCACTTCTAACTACAATAATTATTCCGCACAAGAATTAGAAAAAGCACTCCAATCATGGGTGGATCCATATCCAAAGCCAATCATCCTTAATCATGATTTAAATACAGAAGCTATTGGCAGGGTTATGGCTGCAAAAATGGACAAAGAAGAAGATGGTTCCTCATTCGTTCGTTTACAAATAGCAATTACTGATCCCGTTGCTGCTCAAAAAGTTCTTGATAAGAGATACTTGACTGGCTCCGTTGGCGGAAGGGCTGGTAAAGCAGTCTGTAGCGTCTCAGGAGAAGATTTAGCAACAGAAGATGCATCAGGCAGGCCGAAGGTTGTAAAATACAAAAGAGGCAAAGTTTATAAAGGTAAACTCGCTTATGTAGATATGCAAGACATTAGCTTTAAAGAGTATTCATTCGTCAATCAACCCGCAGATCAAAAGTCTGGCGTTAGATCCCTAAAAGCTGTTGATGGTAAAGCAGAGCTTTTTGATTCAGAAAATTGGATTGCACGAAGTAACGCATTTGTTTTAAGTATGGATAATGAGGATATCTTCTCAATTCAAGAGAATAGATCAATTCTTTCTGATATGAAGAAGAAAGAGTCTAAGCCAATTTATCTCCAACTAAAGGGAGCATTTCTAACGGCCCTGTCCATACAGGAGAACGAAAATTACAAATACAATGATAGTTCATTACTATCTGATCAGAATAAAAATATCGATAATTGTCAGGAGAATTCCAATATGGATCAAGACACTAACGGCGATGATATCCTCGCTGCAGTCCAAGAATTAAGTGATGATCTTTCTACAATCTCAGTAGCTAAGGAATCAGAAGAATTAGAAGAGGCGATTGAATCAGAAGAAACGATTGAATCAGAAGTCGTTGTCACCGAGGCAGATTCCGAGACCACTGTAGAAGAAGTGGCTTCTGAGGAATCTGAGTCGAAAGAAAATGGATCTAAGGCTTTGCCTGAAGAAGCAGAAGAAATAGGTAATCAAGAAGTTGATTCAGCTAATTCATCTGAGGCCGAAGAAGATCAAGGGAAAGAAACAGCAGGAGCAGACCTCACTGACACAAATGTAGTCTCTGAGCAGGATGCAATTGCAAAAGCTAGAATTCAATCCCTTGAAGAAGAAAATAAAAAACTCAAGAGTGCATTACATAGAACATTGATTGAAAGAGTTGTTGATACTAGAATCGGACTTGGTTTTGAACTATCAGATGATCGTGAAAAACTAATCGAAGAGTATTCTACAAGAACAGCATCTTCTTTAGCTGATAGCCTGAGAGATCTTGCTAAGACACCAAGTAAGTCTGGTAAAAGAATTGGCGAGATGTTGAATATGCCCACAATTGCTTCAGAAGCCGAAGTTTCGGTAAAAGAAGAAAATGTGCTTACTATAGACATGGAAGAGGAGCCCATTAAGGCTTCAGATCCCAAAGAGTCTTTCGAACAAATTCTAGTTGATGCCCTTATGGGTAGACGTAAACTTTAAAACTAAGGAGATAAAAAATGAGTTTAGCAAAATTTCGCAAAGTACACAGTAAGACCGGTTCTGGTCGCTTCGTTGTTTCCGAGGGCATAGCCCCCGCAGCATACCTGTTGCCGCACCCCGGTCTTCCTACTTGGTACTATGACAGTGAAGATGATCGCTTTGAAATCGTTATTCCAAAGGGAACTATTCTTTCAGTTATAGCCGATGCTAATGGTGACGCTCGCATTGTGCCTGCTAACGGTACAGGCTCAAGTAAGGTCTGGGGCGATGACATGAGCAATACAGCATGGGACCCCACAGCTGGTGCAACACCCGCTTACTCGTCCGGAGCAACTGACACAGTCACTGTGCCTGCTCGTTCGATTCCTATCGGTTGCGCACAGTATGATCTTTACAGACCCTTCGATAAAGGTACCTCGCAAGGTGCTGGATTTATCACTCACGGCTATGTAGAGTATCCAATGGTCAGCGGTATTAACAATGACGTGACAGTTGGTTCAGTAGTTCGTTCCGACGTAATGGGACGTCCAGTATTGGCTGCAGCTACCGATTTCCTCGATAGCAGCTCCGTATACAGCTACTTGCAAGTAGGTAAGGTTGTCGAAGTCGAAAAGTTTGCTACAAACTTTGATGACGGCCTCCTCAGCTACATGCAGCTTCCATCAGATCCGGGTGCGTTGAAGACCGTTTATGAACTTACCAAGGCTGGTCCTAATAATGGTAAGCTCGGTATTCGTTCGAATCTAGATGTAACTAATGTCATTGGTGCATTCCGCGTCAACCTGACACTCTAATAAAAAAGAAACAATAACACAGGAGGAATATTCCTAAGATGACTAAGACAATCCAAGAGCTCCTCTCGGGTCTCCCAGCTTGGGAGACAGCAATGACCGAGGACGGGTATATCGACGCAGACAATAGAGTAACAATTAAGGAAGCTTTTGCATCGTCAGACGCAGCAGCACTTTTCCCGAAAGTTCTCTCACGTACGCTCAGAGAAGCAGCAGAGCCACAGCTTTTAGTGACTCCATTGCTTTCCACTGTTCGTCTCGGCAAGGGACGTTCATTGGAATTCCCGGCCGTCAATGCTATTCAAGCTGCTGAGATCCCAGAAGGACAAGAGTATCCAGAACAAGCACTCGCTTTCGCAAAGCAGGTAGAGGGCAAAGTCTCAAAGAAGGGCGTTAAGCTTTCTTTTACAGAAGAAGTGATCGCTGATTCACTTTGGGACATTGTTGGTCTACATGTTCGCGCAGCTGGCCGTGCTATGGCTCGCCTTAAGGAGCAAATTGCTTTGAGCCGATTTAAAGATGCAGCTACAATCGTTTTTGACAACGATAGTGGTTCATACGATGACACAACCGGTCTTGACATTAATGGCGCTGCCAATAAGACAGTCAAGTGGGACGATATCATCGACATGGCTGCCGTTCTCATGGCTGAAAACCATATTCCAACAGACTTTATTCTACACCCCCTCATGTGGTCGATCTTCCTCAAGGATGCCATCTTCCATCAAGGTGGCGCAGCATCAGGCGTTGGAACAAGCTGGGGCTATCGTCCCCAGTCTGCAGATGGCGCTTTGAATCAGACTGCCCCTATGGGACTGAACGTTATTGTTTCTCCTTTCGTTAGCTTCACAGCTAAGAGTGGTGCAACAGCAGCTAAGTCAGACCTCTTCCTCATCGACCGTAATGAAGTCGGAACACTTCTCGTCAAAGACGAGATGAGTACCGATCAGTTCGACGATCCGGGCCGCGATATTCGCCAGCTCAAGATGAAAGAGCGTTACGACATCGTGATGCTGGGTGATGGTGAAGGTATCACTGTTGCTAAGAACGTCAGACTCAGCCGTAACTACGAAGTACAGGTTACTAACGACATAGCCTGATAGAAACCTTAGGGTCGTTATAGTTACAAATTACCCTGAAGCTTGGGGGCGGTAGAGAAATCTACTGCCCCCTCTGCTTTTTATTGAATTGATTTATTACTATTACAATAGGTTTTGAATTTGGAGTGTGTTGAGTGGCCTTATATCTTATTGATAACGCTACAGTAAGCGTTAATACTGTTAATATTAAATTCGGTAGGACTATTAAAATAGCATCCTTAGTTGATGCAAATTTTTTAGTATATACTGACGCAGCTACACCTGTTCAGATAAATTCCCCATTTAGGACTATTAACACTATTACTGATTATAATCAGATTAGTAGAACTTTAACTTTATATTGGGATGTCATTCTACCCGGTAATATAGACTATGTTGTCCGCGTTCAAAATTTACTAGATTCCTCGGGTATGACTGTCCCTGAAGAAAGAATCAGTTTCACGAGTCAAACACAGTCAGCAACTCCGTCAATCCTACAGGAAAGTAAAGCTACTGTTTTAAATGAAGTTTTAGTAGAAGATAAATCTATTAGAACAGATATTGAAACTGGTTATCAAATATTAGCTAAAAATCCTAATTTCTATATAGAATCTGTCAGTCCAAATAATGGAGATTTTTATATAGGAAATGATGAGAATAATGGAAGAACTATTATCTCATTTAGTTCTCGCCCAGCATCAAACTTTTTAACCAGTAAGTATTTTAAAGCACAACGTAAGAAGATGCAAAAAACGCCAACCAGGTGGGAAACGCTTCCTACCCAAGTGTCCATGCATTCATGGAAACCAGATGTTTATATAGATTTTCCATCTACCGACGCAACTCCGGTTTATTACACAGATAGCAAGACTTATTTCGAGACTGGATATAAATATAGAGTTATTGTCTCTTCGGAAGTCGGCATATAATGGCTAATTCATTATATGCAAAAGGCAAAGAAGGCTTATTGGAAGGCCTATTTGACTTGACTGACAATAATATAAAAATTGCGTTAGTAAAAAATACTTATACAGTAAATTTAAGTACACATGAATTCTTGTCAAGCATTAGTGAAGATTCAGTCGCAGCAACTACTAGTTTACTAGCCGGAAAAACAACAGCTTCTGGTGTCTTTGACGCTGATAATATTACGGTAGAAGATTACGGGACTAGCGGTTTTGCCTATCTGGTTTTATATAAGGATACTGGAGTTAGATCTACATCAAGGCTTTTGGCCTACATAGATACAGCCACAGGTTTGCCAGTAGCTGCTACTGCTAGTCCTATCTCCATCACAATTAGCTGGAGTAACGATCAATATAAAATTTTTTCATTGTAAAGGAAAATAATGAGCACCCAGTATCCCGCAGCGTTGGATATATTGATTAATCCGACATCGTCTGACCCACTCAATTCAGCAACAGTACCCCACCATCAACAACACGCTAACGCAAATGACGCCATTGAAGCCATACAAACGGTTATTGGATTAAATCCAGCAGGCAGTCATTTAACAGTAAAAGATAGAATAATATCTGCAGAAACTGCAATTACTACTCAATCAGTTTTAAATGGATTGACTGACGTTACTATTACCACAGTGAACTCAGGTAATATTTTGCGTTACAACGGTTCAGCTTGGGTGAACCACCCCGAAGAAAATCTTACCGATGGAGGAAATTTTTAATCATGTCTAATACAATCAGAATTAAAAGAAGAGCGGTTGGAGGAATATCTGGAGCTCCAGGATCTTTAGAAAACGCAGAATTAGCTTTTACAGAAGTAGACGACGTACTCTATTATGGAAAAGGAACCTCAGGAGCTGGAGGAACAGGTACTCCCATAGCTATTGCTGGCCCTGGCGCATTTACTACATTAACTAGTACTCAAACTATTTCTGGAAATAAAACATTTTCTGGAACAGTAGCCTTAGGATCTTCTGCAACTGCAACAACACAAACAGCAGGAGATAATAGCACAAAAGTCGCAACAACCGGTTATGTAGATTCTGCCGTAACTGCTGCTACATATAACTTTACTTTAGCAGGTGATTCGGGATCTTCACAAACAATCGATGACGCAGAAACCGTAACTATATCTGGTGGAACTGGGCTTTCATCAATAGCATCATCTACAAATACCATAACCCTACATCTTGACAATACAACAGTTACTGCTGGTTCATATGGTTCAGCTAGTGCAATCCCAACTTTCACAGTTGACGCTCAAGGCCGTTTGTCTGCAGCAGGGACAGCTTCTATTTCTACTTCATTTACAGTAGATGCAGACAACGGTGACAATTTAACAATTTCTGGTGGAGATACCTTCACTATAATTGGTGGCATAGGCTTAACATCGGTTGCCTCCGCAACTGACACACTTACTTTAGATCTTGACAACACTACAGTAACAGCTGGCTCATACGGCGGTGCTGCATCAGTCGGTAGCTTCACGGTTGACGCTCAGGGTCGTTTAACTGCAGCAAGTTCGACAACTATAGAAATTGCTCTTGGAACTAATACCTCAGGAAGTTATGTAGCAACAATAACTGGTGGAACTGGTGTTACTTCTTCTGCAGCAACAACAGGTGAGGGAACAACTCACACATTATCTATTGGTCAAGATGTAGCAACCTCTGCAAGTGTAACATTTGCAGGGCTTACACTCAATAGTGGAAGCATGGTTTTTGAAGGTGCAACTGCAAATGACTTTGAAACAACTCTTGCAGTCACAGATCCAACTGCAGACCGCACTATCACTCTGCCAGATGCAACAGGTACGGTTGCACTTACTAATAATAAGCTTTCGGATTTTGCAGCAACTTCCTCAGCAGAACTTGCTGGAATTATATCGGATGAAACTGGTACTGGAGCACTTGTATTTGCTAACACGCCAACTCTTGTAACGCCAAACATTGGCGCTGCCACTGGCACGTCTCTTGTCCTTTCTGGCGATCTAACAGTTAACGGTACAACAACTACAATCAATTCAACTACCGTAACTGTTGACGATAAGAATCTTGAACTTGGCTCAAGCGCCTCTCCGACAGACGCAGGTGCCGATGGTGGTGGCATCACTCTTAAGGGTGATACAGACAAGACTTTTAACTGGGTTGATGCAACTGACGCATGGACGTCTTCAGAAAATCTTAATCTTCTGACGGGCAAGTCATTGTTAATTGCTGGAACGTCTGTACTTTCTGGCTCAACTCTTGGCTCAGGAGTAACTGCCTCAAGCCTTACTTCAGTTGGAATAATTGCAACTGGCACTTGGAATGGCACAACCATAGCAATAGCTAATGGTGGAACTGGAGCTACAGATGCTGGAGCAGCTAGAACTGCTCTTGGCCTAGCTATTGGCACTGATGTTCAGGCATACAACGCTACACTCGCTGCAGTGGCTGGTGGAACCTATTCTGGCGATGACAGTATTACGACTGTAGGAACTATCGCAGTTGGTACCTGGAATGGTACAGTAATCGGTTCAACTTATGGTGGAACCGGAGTAAATAATGGAGCTAGTACCATTACTCTTGGTGGCAACCTTGTTACATCTGGAGCTAATGCAATAACTTTCACCTCGACTGGAACAACAGGCGTAACTCTTCCAACATCTGGAACTCTTGCCACTTTAGCTGGATTTGAAAGTCTTACAAATAAGACAATTGATTCGTCCAATATAGGCGCAACAACTAAAGGCACAGGAGCTTTCACTACCTTAACCTCAAACGGTGCTACAACATTTACTGCAGCAACAGCGTCATCATCTTACACAACTGGTACTTTAGTTGTGACTGGTGGAATCGGAGTCTCAGGCGCATTGTACGGAAATGGCAGTACATTAAGTGGTTTCTCCATTGATTGTGGAACATTCTAATAAAAGGATTTAGATGCTCTACAATGGAGATATAGCCTATAACCAAGCTCATTTTAATTATAGTGGTGTATATGTAGTTTCTCCTGAGTCTTTTGGAATAACTACTAATTTTGGTGGCCTAAAAGTATTAGGCGTTATTGTCATATCACCACCGTCTGTAAATAGCACATTAGTTTTTGTTGATAGTCATTCTGTTCTTACCCCAAGTGGAATATTAGAAAATACAGAAACTTCATCCTCAATGACATTCGCCATGTTTGACGGTTACGGGTCTTCGGAGATAGATATAATAAACGCAGACGCCTTTGCTATCTCAAGTCTGGATAGCGAAGAAATATATAGCTCTGGCTATATAGCAATATCAATAGATAAGAATGAAGCTTATGCTATTTCCAGTGCAGAAAGTATTATTCTAGAGGACAACTCAGCTGGAACAATTAACGTTACTATTATATCTAACGCATAAAACAAGAGGTAAAAAATGTCAACAGATAGAGTTGTAGTCAGTGACACAGTTAGAATAACTGTAAAATTTAAAGATATTGACGCCAATGGAAATGAAGTAGCATTATCTCCTGTAGCCAATCCACAAGTAATAATAAAAAACTCTTCCAATGCAACTGTAGTCACAGATACTTCTAGCCAAATATCTAGTTCAATATTTTACTTTGATTACACTCCAACTATAGCCGATACATATACAGTTAAGTTTACTGGCATATTAGCTAATTCTAATACTGTAGTTATAGAACAAAGATTATACGTTAGTTCCACAGTAGAAGAATATCAGCCAACAGTAACTCTCAAAAATGATGAGACTATTACTTTTGCCCCAGATGTGGCACCTCTTTACATCGACCCTGAGCAATTACTCTCTTATTTCCCTGACGCAACGATGTTAGAAATAGGCGAAATTGCCCACAACTTCTCTAATGAGGTTAAAGGCATCTATAGTCTCATAGAGACCGACGACGGTAGTGATCTGTCATTTATTGTATATGAATACATTAAAGCTGCTACAGCGTGTGAGCTAAGTAGAACATACGGTTATGGCAGTGATGATGAAATATCTATAAGCCTTGGGGATTTCAGCCTCACAAATAAGTCTATACCAAGGAATAAAGTTACAAGAGACAATGCCACCACATGGTGCCAAATTGCCACAGCTCTTAGAAAAGAAATGTTATCAAATAGAGTTAGTCCAATGGGATTCCAGATGAAAGGCTTACCAAGTGCTGGTCCGTTTTATTCTGGTGGACAAATTGCTCATCTTACTGATAGAGATTTGTATGGTGTAGTAAGAACTGTCCCAGCGAGTCATGACCCTATGCCCAATAGAGGTTTGAGAAGCCGTGATTGATGTCAAGAAAACTTTCAAAAAGATTCTTAGAGAATGGGGACATAACGTTCATATTCAAAGAATACTTGCAAATGGAAATCATTATAATCAATTCGAGTTAGTCACAACTAGGCAGGTTGGCCAATCGGGGGCCGTGAATTCTAATTCAACACAAGAATATGATGAAGGTCTTTTGACAAAATATGATGCAGTATATTATTTTGAAGACATCGTTTACCCTAAAGAGGGTGATAGAATATATGAGAATTATTCCGCCAAAGCAACAAAAAACTATACAATGTTCAAGATTGATGCTATCACTGCAGTAAGAGGCAGACATGGTAAGATTAATTATTGGATAGTTGGCGCAACTAGAGAGAAATAATATGTTAATAGTTAGCAGAGGTCAGTCGGTACAATTTAAATTTATATTTATTTCAGAAGGAAATATATATGACCCAACCGCCAATTCAACACCATTAGACATATATTTTTCTGTTATTAGAGGAGAGTATGGTAGCGGTCCAGTAATAGATGGTCCATATTCTTATTTAATTCAAGAAGAAAATCCTTCAGGACCTATTTATATTGAAAAAAGTAATTCTAAAGAATTTACTTTTTATTACCAAATTCCAGATAAATTATATGAGGGAATTTATTCTGTTATTGCACAAACAACTAACTCCACTGGAAATTTAAACATAAGTGCAAAGTTTCAAGTTAAAGGTGAAGTATCGACTTTAAGTCCAATAGTTATTTCCCCAAATAAAAGTACCGTAGTAAACTATAAGCCAAGTTATGAACAGTTAAACTCAAATAATACTAGTACGATTTTATTAATTGGCCACGCAAATGGAATGGAATTTAATAACCCCGTTAATGTTAGGTCAATGCAAAGTGCTATTGATCTTCTTGGGGCAGATCTTTCCAGCCCCCTGCTAAGAGGTGTATTTGATGCATACGCTGCAGGAGCTAGGGATATTATGATTTGCGCAACAGCTCCCATGTCTGAATATGTGGATAAATATTCTGACAGAAATATTTCCAATACTCTATTTGACAGAAACGCCGCCACACCCAGTGAATATACTTTTTATGAAAAATATTATGAAAGATTAGAAGAAACATATTCAATAATTAAAGATTTAGATTTTATTGATATTATTGTTCCACTAGAAACTTCCATTATTAAAACAGGTGGAGTTGATTTTATAACCCAGTTAGCTGATTATTGCGCTGATTTCCACAACACTACTGGCTATGTCCAAATTGGAATAATAGGATCAAGAAGTGGTGGCGTTACATCTCCAGATATTGATTTATTAGAGGCAAATTCTGTCCTAACTGATAAATTAACTACAATAAATATGACTGGTCAAATTTCTTCTGATAATGGAAGATTTGTCATTCCAGTATATGGTGAAGCTGTATACCAGCACGATCAAATAAAAACATCTTACGTTTCGTCCATAGCAGCATCGCTAGCGGGAATGTTCGCCTCAAGACCACTAAATATGGGTCTCATTAGAACAAGAATACCAGGAGCAATGTCATTGTATGGATCAGACTTATCCCAATCTGAATATCAAAGATTAGATGACATAGGAGTCAATACTATATATAGAGGAAAAAAGACTAGAAGATCTGTTCCATTTGAAGTCTATTTAACCAATGAGTATACCCTTTCTGATCCAGAATCCACCCTGCACAAAGCGGCACAAATGAGACTCGTAGCTCTTCTAGTAAGCAGAATCAGAGGATATGGGTACAAAGCTATCGGTCAACTAGGATACGATAAGGTAGTAGACGATGTAAGATCTTTATTAGAATCTTTAAAAAGCGATAAAATTATAGTTAGTTATTCTTTTAACGTAGAAGTAAGTAGTACCACTGTTGGAAGTATAATATTCTACATAGAAGTTCTTTCTGCCCTAGGGTTAAAGAAAATTGACTTTGCCTTATCAACAGGACCAGGAGTTTAATATGGCATATATAAATAGAGGCTTTCCTTCTCACGGAAGAAAAAGTAGATTTACTGAACCAATTTGGGCTAGTCAACTAAAAGATTCAGTACTCCAATCTCCAGGCTACCGAAGACTGGATGAGAATGGCGTAGAAGAAATATATTCTGGCAATCTAAGTTATCTCGAATTTATAGGTTTAGTTAAAAAAATATGGGAAGAAAGTTATCCTACGATACCCATTCTTCCTAGTGGTATCAATAGAGAGACTAGTAGTACCTATTCTGATACAATGACATCTAGCACTCAAGTTAGTGAAATATCTTCTGCGCCAGCGTCATCAAGTTCTGGATTAACAGCTTTAGAAGAATTTCCAGCAATTATTGTTTATTCTTTGGAATTAAGAAAAACTCATACTACAGAGCCAAAGCCTAGAATGAGACAAAATGTATTGGAAAATACTGTAACAGTATATGGTCAAAAATTTCAAAATATAGTTTCATTTTCAGTTCTCACAAAAGTGGGAACATTCCAAAATGATAATATTACAACAACTAGAGACGATCTCGATGCATCGGTGCTGGCCGATCAAGTTATAGAAGCTTTTGAAGATTTTATGTTGGAATATACTCCAGTCTTCAAAGCTTCTGGCGCTTCGGAGTTAGTGTATTCTAGAAGACTTTCCGATTCTGAAATAAATAGAGATGGAAAAGACCTGCATAAAAGAACTGTAACCTATATGTTAACTACAGAAAAAACATTTGCAATTAAGAATGAAAGAATCCAGAAGATCGCAGTGGATGCAAGAACTTGGATGGCATATGAAAGAAGTATCGTTGAATCATTAGCGACACCAAATTTTGAAGATGTCACTATAAATATAGTTGACTTACAACAATCTGCCAGCCCAAATTACTAGTCAAACCTATATATTTATCTTCAGATAAAATGTTTGTGAAGTTGTTTTTATAACTTGTCTGTTACTATAAATGAAGATTCTAAAAGATTCCTAATCGGAGGTCTAAAAATAATATGGCTATACCTGGAGTAACAACCTTAATAAGAGATCGTTTTTACAGTGTGTCGAGACAAGACGCACCTGTTGGTCCGAGAATTGTAACCATTGCAAAGCGCAGCACTGCTGACGGCACTGGTGGAGTTCCCGACCTTGACATAGTTAGAGTATCAAACGAAGCTGATGCAATTACCGCATTTGGCAACGGATCAGATGCACACCGCGCATTTGTGGAGTTGGTCACCGCTGGCGCTGAAAGAATTTTCGTTGTTCCGCTTCCAAGCGATACAATATTCGATCATTCACTCTGCACAGTAACAAGTTCAACCTTTGGTGGATCTGTTTTTGATGCAGCTTTTGTTGCAGCAGAATCAGCAGTCCCGGATATTATCATCCCTTGGGGCCGTGGCTCAGATCCGAATGACTGGTCGCTGAATGCAACTGCCACGCCTAGCGATGACAGAGAATTTGGTTTCCACGCCGACAACAATACCGCCTATGCAACAAACTGGGCCTATAAGGTTGCAGTTAAGGCTAAGGAAATTTCAGAAAGCACAAACCCTTGCATAGCCGTTATGGGCGTTAAGCCTTTCTTGGTAAGTCAAGCTGAAGGCGGAGCTGCTACTTACGAAAGAATGACTCCAAGTCAAATAGCAACTAAAATTAACTTGTCTGGATTGCCAGACAGAGATTCTGGAGATGCATGGAAGACAGTCGGACCGTACGTCACCATTATCGCCACTGAGATCAAGCCAGTTAACTATTCATCAGGAACAACACAATTTGGCTATTCAAATGGTGCAGCCTTTTTGGCAGCTTCAATGAGTAGACTTCCTTCATATAGTTCAGTAGTTAACAAGCCACTTTACAACGTTGAGGCTCTTCGTTATGCTCCAACAAGAACTCAGCAGCAAGCTTTGAGTACAAAGGGCATCAATACTGTTGTTCTTAATTTTAATAAAGTAGCAGTTTTTGGTGAAGGCTTGACATTCGGCCAGTCAACATCAGATTACACGCGTTTGTCAACAAAGAGAATTGTTGACGAAGCTTCTCTTGTCATTAGACAAGTTTGCCAGAAGTTTATTGGTGAGCCATCAAATATTCAAGTTCGTAATGCGATGGAAACAGCAATTACTTCTGGTCTAAGAGGAATGCAGCTCATGGGTGCTTTATTGGGAAGCGATTTTACAGTTTCGTATGTTCCCAACCAAAATAAAGCGATTGTTGACCTCGTTTTAACACCTGCCTTCGAACTTAAAACAATCGAAGTCCAGGTAGCCATTAACTTATAATATACCGATTGGAGGGTAATTCAAAATGGCAACTGAAGATTATACATCAGTAAATAAATACCTAAATACCTACACCACCTTCTCAGGTGCAGACATTGTAGCCACTTTTGGTGGAATTGAAATTGGTGCTCTTTCGGGCATTACTTTCTCTGTCACTAGAGAAAAAGCTCCCATTTACACAATGGGTTCACCTAATCCTCGTTCTTTTTCAAGAGGAAAAAGAGGTATTGCAGGCTCATTAATTTTCACAGTTTTTGATCGCCCAGCGTTGTATACAATGTTGGACAAGAACCGTGCGAATGGTGATCCGACACAGGTTTTCTACACAAGAAGTCATAACGCACTTCCTGGCGATACATCTTACAAATATCGCGGAATAGCCGATGTCAATGATCAGGCGCTCAGTGTTGTAAAGAAAGTTCCTTACTACGCTGACCAGATTCCTCCTTTTGATATCACTATCACATTTGTAAACGAGTATGGCCAATCTGCCGTTAGATCGATCTATGGTTGCGAACTTTTGAACGAAGGTTCAGGCGCTTCAATGGATGACATCGTCATTGAAGAAACAATGACTTATGTTGCTCGTGAACTCGGCCCGATGTACACAATCAAAACAGATGGTCTCATTGATAATATGGACGTTGATGCTCTTGACTTTATTCAGTCAAACGCTCTTAAGTCAGATATTATCAGACCCTAATAGAAACTACTTTAGGTTGACAGGTGTGCACGGGGGATCTTCCTCCGTGCACATTTCATTATAAGGACAAGGAACAATGACAGAACTTTTTACTGGAAGACCAAAAATTATTGTTGAACCGCCACAGGACACCGAACCTCGTGGGACCTACAATCCAAACACCGGTCTTCAGAATATATCATTCTCAGGAGCAGATGCCGTAGCAACAATGATTATCCCAGTTATAGGTGAAGACGGAAAAATCACTAATGATGGTGACGTTATCGAATTGGGCGAACTGCAAACATTGTCGTATTCAATACATAGAGAAAATTCTCCCGTTAGAACTCTTGGGCACGTAAATGTAAGAGGCTTCATTAAAGGTGGAAGAACAATAGCTGGAAGCTTAATATTTACCGTTTTTAATGAGTATGCATTTTATAAAATTAAAAAATATAGAGAACTTCTAGCCAGAAGAAACGGCTTCTTCGCTCCACTGGCGGACATGCTTCCACCATTTGATATAGTAATTTCTTTCTTCAATGAGTATGGCCAATCTGCAAAAATGAAGATCTTTGGTATTACTATAGTAGATGAAGGTCAAACAGTATCAATTGAGGACATAATTACAGAACAGACTTACACCTATATGGCTCGTGGCATTCAACCTATGGTGAAAATGGATATTAGTTCTGAAATAGACTCAACGAAAGATCCAGCAGTAACCCAAAGAGATGTGCAAATATCTAGAAATATATTTGGTGACGAAGCTGTAGATAAAATATCTGAATTTTATAATCAAAATATGGTAGAACGTATCATCCCAATATGATAGAAAACATCGTTAGATAGCAGGTAATAATGTCGGAATCAAGATTAGATAATAAAAAGTTTTGGAAATTTGATAAAGAATACGATCCTTTATCAAATCATATAGATAGAGTCTACGCAGGTAGAGCACCAGACACTGACAAAACTTTTAATAATTATTATGATTACTACTTCAGTGGAGAAGATGTAAGAGTTTACATTGATGGTCTTTTTGGCCCGGAAGATGAATTAGATATTGCTTCCTTTTCCTATTCCGTTAGGCAGGAAAAGCAACCTGTTTACGGATTCTGGTCATATAATTATGATACTGTCATGCTTGGTTCAAGAATCATTAGTGGTGAAATAAGCATATTTACCAGGTATCCGCGCAGAATGACAGAGCTTCTAGAAAAAGCAGCAAAATCTCGAGTGATGAATAAAGATGTTAGGACACCAAAAGACACAATTGTTTCACGATTAGATTCACAACTTTCTTCAAGCGATGAAAGTAATATAGAAAAATTTTGGGCCTATAGTCAATTGGATAGAATAACTTCTGACCCGGCAGTTTCTGGATATGACACTACCAATATATTCAGCGCCCATCCACCATTCAATTTTGTTATCTTGTACGGACTAGAAGAAACAGCATTAAGTCCATTTAGTGCTAATACTTCTGAAGATACAAGTACTTCTAGTTATTTAAACAATCAAATGTCTTTTGACGTTAATCAAAGAACTATTAAAATGGACAATAAAGTAAGTCCAATGAAAACAATACTTCAGCAAGTTAATCTAATGAATATGTCAACAACCTATAGCCCAGGAGGAATGGCAATTGGTGAAAGTTACCAATTCATAGCTAGAGATTATTATTTTACTGAAGCAAAGCTTGATTTTATAAAAGGAATGTCTGCAAATAATACTTCAGATTCTGATGCGCCATCTAATATTGATCCTGATTCAACAACATTTGATCAGTTGTTGCGAGATCCAAGTACTAGCTGGAGCTTTTAATTTTAGTGATTTATAATTGAAAAAAAAGTAATTTTATGATATTATGTACTGATACATACTAAGGAGAAACATTAATATGACAAATCAAAGAAAAGTAGTAATAGGAGATACCCCAGAGGATATCAAAAATTTAGGTTTTGATGAAGCAGTCACATTGGTTACAACCGATGATCCAGATGCCATCGACGTAAGAGCTCAGGAAGCAATCGAAGAATACGATCTCGATCTTGAAGTTGAAGAGTCAAAAGATATTGAAGATCTGGCAGATGATGTAGAAATTTGGGACGGTGGCCCCAACGCTGGAATGATTAAACAATGGAAGCAACATTACGGAGACGTTTACGTTACATCCATTTCTTATGATAAGCATATTGTTTGGCGAGTACTGAATCGAGTTGAATACAAGCAGGTTGTTAAGAAGATGGAGCAATTGGTCCAGGGTGGACAGCTTACTTCTGCTGAAGCTAACATGTGGAACGAAGAAGCTATCACAGAACTTTGCGTGCTTTATCCTAAGTACGACAAAAAAACAGCACTTGGAGTCATGGCTGGTATGCCATCTCTTATTGCTCAAGAAGTGCTCGAAGCTTCAGGCTTTGTTGCCCTTGAGGTTAGACAACTCTAATTAGATGCTAGACAGCCAATTAATCTTTGATCTTAAAAACAGATATGGAAATATCTATTCTGTTAATATTAAAAATAAAGATATAATTTTTAGAGAACTAACATTTAAAGAATATAATAAAATTCTTTATTATAAAGATCTGGAAGATTTTTCTTCGGCTGATGTTGAAGATCTAGTCTTAGAATTTACGATTGTTTATCCTGAAGATTTTGATATTGCTCGAATACCTCCTGGGAATGTTTCTTCTTTAGCCCAGGAGGTATTAGATATATCTGGGATAACTTCTGCAAAACTTGCAAAAAGAATTCTTCAAGAAAAAAGAGAAGAAGCAACAGAAGTTAAAAATTTAATGAAAGCCTTTGTTCTCGCTACTATAAGTACATACAGCCCAGAGCAATTAGACGAAATGACTTTTTCTCAATTAGCAGAAAGAGTTGCCCTAGCTGAAAAAATAATAGAAATTAAACAAGGCATTAACGGCATTGAATCTACTAATCTAACTCTTCAGTTGATAGATCCTGAAGAAGAGTTAGAAAAACAGAAAATGCATGCAGCACGACATAATCTGTCTAAGATGCCAGGAACATCAACATATGAAGACCCCATCGCTCAAAAACTATGGGGATAATAATCTAGGGAGTTAGATTGATACGCGATCCAGGGCCAATACAAAACTTAGGATACGGTGTAACGTCTAGAGATTTGCCCATAAATGAGGGTGAATCTGAAGGTACAGCATCAAACTCTGGAATGATTAGCAGGGCCTTAAATGGCCATCCTATAATGAAATTCTTTGCCTCGACGGCTACTGTAATGGTAGCTTCTGGTGTAGCTTCAAAAGTCACTAAGCGTGGTGGATTAAAACTAGCAAAGTTTTTACAAACTTCTTCTGACAATGGCAAACCACTTGCAACAAAAATGGTTAAAAGCGCTGTTGAAATTCGTCGCCATTTAGATGAGCTGCAAGGTGTTAGCAGGTATGTAGAAGGTGAAAGCGATGTTTATTCCAAGTTAGTATATGAGCGCCAAGGGCAGCTAACTACTGGATATGATGGAATTGTTAGCGAAAGACATGGCTATCAATACCTAACTAAAGAAGAAAAAAATCTTGCAGGATCTAACTTTTTGGGCAATGAGCCTCCAGCCGTATGGCAATATAGGGATGAGCTACAACAGAGATTGGTCCGAGCTGGCCGAAGAATGCCCTACGAATTACCAGCAATGTATGGTGCGCAAAAAGCAATTGTCGACCCAATCTTTGGAGAACGCGAAGAAGGTCAGAGAAAAATAAAATGGTATAACCCAGCAGATGTGATTGCTGATTTCACCAAGTCATCATTAACTATGATGGCCACTATGATAGCGCCATTTGAAGGCGCAGGAGCAGCATTAGGAGCTGGCAAGAGTTCGTTAAATACCCTGAGGTATTCAATGAACGATATGCGAAATCTAACTCCTTTTAATAAAAAATTACGTCAAGGTTTTGTTGATGTAACAGAAACTTTGGCAGATGTCGGTCACGACTTTGCCACTATGACTAACAAATTTCTAAAAAGTTCTGCACAAACTTCAGGAGCACTTAGCACTGCCACTAAGGCTTACACGCAAAATCAACAGGGTTTCGTACAAAATCTCCAGAGCCTTAGACATGGAGTCAAGGCGGCACGCGATGCAGAGATAGCACAGGGAGCTTCTAGGCAGGCTATAAATAAGGCTGGAGCTAATGCATTCTTCAAGGGCTTCAAAGACGCTTCTGGTGAAACTTCAGCATCTATCACAGAACTCCCCTCCGCATTCCGTGGATTAAGAAAAGCATTTGTTGCTGGTAAAGAAGAATACAAGAATTTAGGAAGAGGTTATGACGCCTTAGAAAATTCAATTGCTCACGCTAGAGTATTGAAGTCAATGGGGGGCACCCCTCAAGCTGCACAAACGCTAGAAAGCGCAATGCACAAAATTCAGTCCCAGCATTCTAGTAGGTTGTCTAGTTTTGCAAGAGGAGTGAGGATAATGGGCGGAGGGGGCCCAGGCAATGAATCCCTTCCAAGATCTAACTTTGCATATAATCAACAGACTGACGCTTTTAAAGATCTTCTTCAGGATCAGTTGATATCAAGAGGGCTTGACGGTAAGCAGGCTAAACAATTTACAGATTACTTAAAGGTGCGACTACCAAGATCCAATATGGAAAGCACCAATATAATAACTATTGGTAAAACTAAAATTTATGAAGAAGGCGCAGACGCAGCAAGCCTAAGTGAAGACTTTTTTTCAAGAGTAATACAAAGATACAAGGGAGTCTCTGGCGGTAAAACTTTTGAGGATGCAATTCAACCCAACGCGCTCAAGAACTCAGTTGAAGACGCAAGAGATATATTTGCTTCTAAGGAATTCCAAAAAGGTTTAAATAATAAAATAGAAAAAAACTGGAATAAATTTTATAGAGATGATTTAACTACAATTGGTGGCGGAATACTCAAGCCAATGAAGGCTAACTATAATGATTTCACTGGCCCACAAACTGCAGCTAAAACAGAATTTTTGCAAAGAAAAACTGCTCAAACATTAGGAATAAATTTAACAGATAGCACTGGGCGACAAGTATCCAATGACATAGTCACAGCGGGCTTGAGAAAACGTGGTTTTGATCCAAATCAATTTACAGACTTAAGAGCTTTCTTAATTAAGAATCGTCAAATGACTTCTGGTGTTTCTGGCGGTGGACATAATCTATTCGGATTAAAATCTTTAACAATTGACGAAGCTCGACAATCTGGACGCTTCTCTCATATGTCAGAACCAGAACAAAAGATAATCCACGACTTAGCTTCAAGAATGGCTATTAACGATCCAGTTTCTAAATCAATTGGATTTAGCAAAATGGATGGAGTATATCAATCTAGATCCGGTCAAATATTAGATTTTACATCAGTTAAATCTACATTTTCTAAAACAGCAAACTTTTTTGCTTCAGAGTTTAAGATCCCAATTCTAGGATTCAATCCAGCTGACCTATTTGGATATAGGTCATTCTCGGAAATGGCCAATAGATCACCACTACAGTATGTATCATCTAGATCTGTCCAACCGTTTATGCCTGAGGGAGCTAGTACTAAATCTGATTTCCATATGTGGTTTAAAACAAAAGGCTCCAAGGGTAAATTAATGGCCTTTGATACAGATAATGTATCGGAAACAATTCATAGTTCTTTGATGAGTGGAACCTATAGAGCACTGCCCACGAATACCACAGACCTGCTAACAAGACATACTCGTTTTGCGGCAAATATGCAGGGTCAAACAATTAATGAGATTAGAGATTCAAGCGGTTCAAAATTTTTAGATAGAATTCTTGGTGGAGAAAGAGCATTACGTTTCAAGAAAAAAATGAGCATTGATCCTGAACAACCAAACTCATTGTTCGGACTAGCTTCTAGGTTTAAGAATCGTTCTACGGATTTAAGTAATAATGGAGTTATGGCTCGACTATTATCTGGCGATGACTTGAAATATAATTCTGGCGGAAAAGAAAGATTAATAAAAATAGACAAACAAACAAGTGGAGGGCTTCGTGTAGTAGATGATCTGGGAAATGTAGTAGATGATTTTTCTGAAGCAGATCTCTTAAGGGGAATGCACTCTTTGTCTAAAGAATCCCTTAGATATGGCACTCCAGTCAAGGTAATGAAAGAACTAGAAACTCTTAACCCAGGTCTATTCACATTTGGAGGAAGAACCGCTAGCTCAATCGAAACAGCAGAAGACGCTGTCAAGTTCGCAGATGATTTATTAGCAGCTCAAAAACTAGTGTCTCAACAACTCAGGAGACAGGGCGTAGACCCAACAATGTTGAACGCTTCTTCATCGAGAATAAGAAATTTAAAGGATTCTACTAATCTCAATGCAATGTCGCAAATGGCGGAAAAGTCTCCGACTATTACCACTAAATTAGATCAATTAAAAAATGAAATATTTAGGTACATTTCTCAATCTAATCAAATGCAAGCAGGTAGCAGTGGAAATATATTCATCGAAATGCAAACCGTTGTTGACAAATTAATTAAATCTGGAGCCATCAGTTCATCGGAGAGAGTTGAAGCTCAAGCAGCAGCTCTGTCCACTATGTTCAACATGAGTGCATTTAAAACATTTAAACACTCGGCTGGGAATTTAGAAAACGCTCGTGCTGGTGCAGTAGAGATGTTTGAACTTTCAAGATCCAATAACGGTAGTTTAAAGAGTATGTTTGACCCCTTTGCTAAGTCAGAGATGAGCAAAATTTCTACGGGTATTCGTAAAAAATTCTCACCACTAGTTTCCTTAAAACAAAAAGCACTCGGGACATCTGGGTATCAGGCGGATGATTTAGCTGTAGACCCACTTGGTTCTGGGCAAAGTATAACTGTTGTTCCAACTTTTGGAACAGTTTTTGGAAGAGATCCAATGGGTGCGATCAAAAGCGCAATTGGATTAACAACGTATTCTGATCCACAAAGTTTCTCTACCGCGAGCATACCAGTTTCTCAGGGCGTAGAAAGACTAAATAGATATTTCGGTACACTGGGGATGCAGTTAAATGTTTCTGACTTTAAGGGACCACTAGACCTTTTTGCAACAGGAATGGTTGGCAAGAGGGTACTGCCAATGTATGCAGCTGGAGTTACGGCACTTACTGTAGATAGAACAATGGGTGGGATGGTCAATGAAAAGGATGACAGAGGAGAAAGGGTCTATTCGCCATTAGTATTGGGCCAGGTAGCAAAAGGTGCGATGGAACTGCAGTCTTTATCTGCAGGGCTGACTCCTGGTGGTATGACATATGACGAAAAGAAAGAGCAATTGGTTGAGGGAGAAGTACCAATAAGACAAGGAAGATTTTGGCCTTTAGGTAATACTCCATTTAAAGGTGGAAAGATCCAGTATTACAGGCCTTCTTGGTATCGAAAACTTCAAGCAGGCGCCATGTTCACCAGTGATACATACGGAAGTCCAGCTGAAAAATTCTTATTTTATAATGATATTTCGCCACTAAGACCATTAGATCCTTATAGATTTGAACGTAAGCACTACGAAGACAGACCATACCCAGTCAGCGGTGAATATTTTACCGGTCCTTTTGGTCCACTTGTCCCACTCGCAAATATGACAGTCGGAAAACTACTAAAGCCTCAAGTGCTAATGCACGAGGATGAAACAGCACAAGGATTGGCTAATTATACAAATGCAGGTCAATCTGGGGCCTATGACGCGTCTGCGTATGGAATGACTTCAAGCTACATAGACGGAGTGGGGTTCACAAGAGATATGGCTGGAGGGCCCCCTGGAATGCCCCTGACTGGCTCTGGGGCAATGACAGCTAGGCCTGGTTCACCAATCGGCTCCAGCGGAGCTACAGGCATCTCTGGGGTCAACTCAATGTTGGCTAGCAGAGCTGGAAGTACCGGCGCTGCTGGGTCGATGGTTAGGTCTTCACTAAAAGATGTAAACTCTCAATACAGCGATTTAGCTTATGGTCCACCCAAGGTGTCTGGCGTAATGGCTCCCAGAATAGTCGGAGCTGGTGCTCCGTTAGAACCCAGTACTAGTTCCTTCCAGGCAGGTGAGCTTGGATTCAGAATGCAAGAAATGGCTGGTATCTATGGTTTTGGTTTTGGCAATTTAAGAAAATCATTAGGATTTGGTCAGCAAGATTATCAGCCTCAAAGAAGCGTTTTGCAGTCGGCATCAAAAGCTTATGGAAGTACTCGAGCATTTTGGGATTTAAATCTTGGAGGATTAGGAGACGCACCGCTGGGCAACAGAGAAGGATTGGGCAACCTGGAATTCTCTGAAATTGTTAGAAGATTTATTCCAAAAGAAAGAACTGGCGTAGACTATATAAACCCAATAGAAAACACAATGGGTAAACAGTATCCATTCCTTCCTGGTTCTGAATATTTTACGGACTTCACTAGAGGAGATCCATACACTAAGGTGCAAGAAGGTGAACTGAGACTACCGGGAGTAGGGTATGAAAGGTTTAATAGATTAAATCCAGATTCAACTGGATCATACGGCGCATTAGATCAATTGAAAATATTAGGAGATGTTGCGCCATATTCTCAGCAATATAAAACATTAGATAAAAAAATTGACAGCATGGATTTAGGTCCCGCTGAAAGAAATAAAGTAGCTGATATAAGATCCCAAGTTGAAAGTATGGCAACTAAAAATGAATTTACTGATTATAAATACAAGGGGTCATCAGCTGAAGAAATGGGGCAACATCCATTAAAATTTGGCGCAGGAAGAATTGGCGAATATATAGCTCATTCCGACAACTTTGCTATTAACAAAACAATAGGAAAAAGAACAGCTACTGAAGATTGGGAAAGGAAGCATGTATATGGTGCTACGTTCCCTGAATGGCAAAGACCATACGATAGTTATATCAAACCAATGATTGACAAATCTACACAAAGAGATCCCATAACAGCAGCGACTGGACTAGGTATTGCCGGATCACTTTTTGGCAGAACAGCTAAAGCTAAACTGCTGGGAACAGCGGTTGGTGTGACTACCGGTCTGGCAGCATCAACATACGGGCAGGCTTCAGAATTAATAACTGGTGAAAGATTTATACCGAAGCAAAGAAAAAAAGAATTAGCATTAGAAGAATATTCGGACATCTTAAATTATGTAAAAAATAAAAGATTAGAAACTATGGCTAAATCTTCAGGGGATGAAAAAGCAGCATTAGACTATGGGATGGCTGCAAAAAGAACAATGTATGGTGCGGATCTTTATGGTAAAGACATTGATACATTATCTCTATCTATTCCAAAAAGAAAAAGAGAACACTTTAAAGCCATGCTTAATGCTCCAGAAGGAGAAAGGGGCAGGATACTCTCTACTGCAGGACGTCTAGAGAGAAGAATATATGAAGCATCATGGGGTATGAATGTTGAACAAAGACCAGATCTCGACGATTATTTTACACGGCATGAACTACCGGATGCGTCATGGGAAGGATGGCACCCCAACACAAACTTAGAACAAGTAAAAATTAAAACAGGAGAATCTATGGGTATAGAAATGTCTCAAATGGGATATTTCCCTCAGCAGATTCGTGAAGCAAATTTAGCTAATCCTAGTTATCCCCAATTTGGGAAAAGCAGCGATGGAAATAGCACTCTTGATAAATTGCGCCAACTGATGAATGGATTTGGATTTTCCGGAAGTGTTACTCCAGTTATGAATCCTTTTGGCTCACAGGGCATTGACGTTTCGGCGGGAGTTAGATAATGGTAGATATTAATAGAATGTACGACACCCTTCCAGAGAGAATGGCTGCCGCAAGATCTGCTTTGATGAGAACGTCTTATGGCATGGGTAATGCTATAAAGATAGAACCTGATGGAGATGAAATAAAATTCGTCTTGAGTGCTACTGGTGAATCATTCAAATCTATCGACAGAGCCTTTGCTCGAGCAGGTACACTAAGAATTTCTCAATTTAACAATTTAGACAGTAAACCAGGACAGTCAAGATTAGGCAGTAAAGTAAGTGGTATGGCTGAAATAATGGCTGACGTAAAAAGCAAATCACAGACATTCTCAGCGAGCCAAATCAAATTACTGCAAGATGCCGGAATTGACGTAAGTTCAATAAAAGATATGCAGGTAGATTTGTTAACTCTCCATGAAGACAAAGGTGGAGTTAAAAATATTGCTATGGAGATAGACAAACTGAGAAAACGTGGTTCGCTGCAGGGGATAACTGTTATTGATGATGAAAGCGCAAGATTGATAACCATGAGAGCTGGAGGTAACATGCTAACTAGTTATCAGTCCAATCTACTCTTATCCGTGACAGGTCATGATATGTTGGATCCAGGGGTAATGTCCGAGAAGGTTCTTAGCAAG